GAGATGGTGATGCAATCTGACCGTGCACGTCTTGTATGGACTGACCCGCCTTATGGTGTTAATTATGGTGCTAAGTTAGAGGATGCGAACCCGATGGGCTATCGGGTTCGCATGATTGAGAATGATAATCTGCTTCCTGCCGAATTGGAAATATTTATCAGGAACGCATTAATTAATTGTGCTGATTATTCTTTACCCGGTGGCGCGGTATATGTGGCGTGCCCGGCGGGCACGCTACTCCCAACTCTGATTGCATCATTCGTTGGGAGTGGCTATACATTCCACTGGGGGCTTATATGGCTAAAAGACCAACTTGTTCTTGGGCGTGGTGATTATCACTTCAAACATGAAAACATCTTATATGGGTGGAAGGAAGACGGGGCGCATTATTTTATTGATGATAGAAAACAAACGAGCGTGTTTGAATATCCAAGACCAAAGTCAAGCGATGAACACCCAACCATGAAACCAGTCGACCTTGTGGCTCACATGATTGGTAATTCAAGTCAAATGGGCGACATAGTGTTCGAGCCATTCTGCGGAAGCGGCACGGATATTCTCGCCTGTGAACGCCTCTCCCGAAAATGCCGCGCCATTGAAATCTCGCCCGCTTATGTGGCAGTATCCATCCAGCGTTGGGTAGACGCGACTGGCGGGACACCTGAATTATTGACAGATTAGAGAATTATGGGCTTCAAATATAAGACACAGGACATCATAGAAGCGTTGGAAAGTGTGAACGGTATGGTGTACCTGGCTGCCCGCAAGTTAGGCTGTACCGCGCAGACGATCTATAACCGCATGGCCAAGTCAGAAGCTATCAAGGACGCGGTGGAGAACTCGCGCGGGGAATTGATAGACATCAGCGAGCAGAAGCTCAGGCAGGCGGTATTGAATGGTGAACCGTGGGCGGTGGCGTTGGTGCTGAAAACACTGGGTAAGAAGCGCGGATATGTGGAGCGTCAGGAACTGACCGGCGGTGATGATGGACAGCCCATTCAGGTGATTATCAGAGAGCGCGATGGAGATTGAACTTTATAATACCCAGTTTGATTTTGTGAACTGTAATGATAGGTTTACGGCTATGCTGGGCGGTGTTGGATCAGGTAAAACACTTGCCGGAAGTGTTAAGTCATTGAGATATGCTGGAGCAGGAACGCTGGGGCTTGTTGTTGCGCCGACCTACCGCATGATGCAGGATGCGACTATCAGGACATTCAAGCAGGTTAATGAAGAATTGATTGACGGTTACAACAAAACAGACAGCACGATGATATTCAAGAACGGAGCGGAAGTTTTATTCCGGTCTGCTGATGACCCCGATAAATTGCGCGGCCCAAACATTCATTGGGCGTGGATTGATGAGGCGGGGTTATGTAGAGGCGGCACGTGGGACGTGGTCATTGGCCGTTTGCGTGCTGATGGCGGAGCTGGCCCTGCATGGGTCACCACCACGCCAAAGGGTAGAAACTGGCTGTATAAGAAGCGGCATCAGATGACCGTATTCAAAGCGGCCACGACACAGAATCCTTACCTTTCGAAAGAGTTTGTTCAGTCATTATTAGATAGTTATACAGGTGAGTTTTTACGGCAGGAAGTATATGGTGAGTTTGCGCGTTTCGAGGGGCTGATCTATGACATGTTTGACGAGCGCATGCATATCAAGAAACGTGATAATGATGAGTTTCAGACGTGGGTTATGGCAGTTGATGAGGGCTATACCAACCCCGCTGTTATTCTACTGATTGGTGTGGATAGCGATAAGAGAAAGCATATCCGGTCTGAATTTTACGAGCGCGGAAAGTTGCAGTCGGATGTGGTCAATACCGCGTTGGAACTTGCACAGGGAAAACAAATATCTGAAATCGTGGTGGATGCTTCAGCCGCTGGATTGATAGCTGATTTACGCAATGCCGGACTGAAAGCTAAACCACGCAAGGGTCGTGTGATAGACGGTATCAGGACAGTCCAGGAACATCTAAAGATACAGGGTGATGGTAAGCCGCGTTTGACAGTTGACCCGTCCTGTGTGAACACGATCAATGAATTTGAATCATACGTATGGAAGCCGGATAAAGACGAGCCGGTAAAAGAGAATGACCACGCGATGGATGCGATTAGATATTACACAGCTGGAATGAATCTGCCAACCGGCGCGGATTTAGTGGGATGGTGAAAATATGATCTGGATAATAACTGGACCCGTAATCTACATAGGGATGATGCTAATACTCTGGTCTATCTGTGTCATGGCTGCGCGAAGTGACGGTAGGGATGTATGAAACACTTACAGGTGAACAATGAACATATTTGATAATCTACTAAAGCGAATGGGGTATGAGAAATACATGGCTGATATGCGCGCGCCCGCGATCTTTGGGCGTATGGCAGAAGCCCAGCAGTTCAGCATCCCGTCGGGTAAGCTGTCTCAAACGCAGGCGGAGTTATATCAGCGCATCTCATGGATAAACATTGCAGTCTCGAATGTGTCTAAACTTGCATCGACTGTCAAGTTCGAGGTTAAGGAGATGAAAGGCGAGCGGCTGATGCAGATAGACAATCATCCATTTGAACAGCTGATGCGTAAACCAAACCCTCTGCAATCTGGTTTCGAGTTCAGGGATACAACCTACTCATTCAGGAAACTAACAGGTAATGCGTACTGGTGGCTGAATAAGACCAGCCCCACTTCTATACCTGCTGAAATGTGGACTATCTCGCCGCATCAAATAAAGCCAGTGCCGGATAAGAACCTGTTTATCAAAGGATATTTATATGATCCAGGTGATGGCACAGAGATTCCACTCGAGCCGTGGGAAGTTGTTCATTTCAAAGAGTTCCATCCGACTAATCCATTCGTGGGATTATCTCCCATTGAATCCATAGCGGCACAGGCAGTTGGAGATATGAAGGCTACCGAATGGAACACTAAATTCTTTGGAGAATCAAACGCACGTCTTCCTGGTGTCCTTGCATTTGCGGATCCGATAGCTGACGACGAGTGGGAAAAAATGAAGCGCGAGGCTACTGAGAAGTCAAACAAACGAGAGATCATGTTCTTGCGTAATACCGGAGCAGGGGCAGTTCAGTGGATACAGTCTGGCGTAACACAGAGAGACATGGAATTTTTAGCAGGACGCACATTTACCAAAGAAGAAATCTTTGCGCTGTTCGCGCCAGGACTTGCGTCTGTGCTGGCTGTCAATGCGACCGAAGCCAATGCCAAGACCGGCGAGAATACTCTGATTTCAAAAGCTGTTTATCCGATGCAGGTATCAATGGCGGAGAAGATAACTTCTGAAATATTACCGCTGTACGGAGAGAACTTGGTCGGAGAGTTTGAAGATATCCGGCAAAGAGACAGAGAGTTACAACTGCGTGAAGAAGCCATGTTTTCAAAGACGCACACGCTAAATGAAATACGAGAACATTTTTACAACGATGACCCACTGGCAGACGAGCGGGGCAACATGCTATTGGTAGAGTTTAATAAATCGGTACAAGTTGAAGAAGCGATAGCCGTTGAAGAGGATAGCGTATTTCAAAAGGACATGAAAGCCTATAAGAAAAAAGCCGTGAATTGTCTGACCAAGAAACAGCCGCTTGACTTCGAATTCGAGAGTGATGCTATTGATGGCGTTCAGTTGCGGCGTATCAAGAATAAGTTGGCAACCTGTAAGAGTAAGGACGAAATCGCCGGAGTATTTGAAAGCGAGCAGGATAAACATATTCCGAGCGGGCTGGATGATCTGATTGCGGAATTGAAGAGTGTATCAGAAAAACTTATAACCGCATGAATGAACTTGTAATTATGAAGGCTCACGGATTGATCATCTCTATCCTTGACGGGATAGATAATGACTTATTACCGGATGAGCTAAAGACGCGCCCGAAGGGACAATCTGACCGCATCCGCAAAATGCTGTTTGAAAAGAAACTGGCGCGTGTTATCAGCCAAAGATTCAAGAAGCAGAAAGAGAAGATAGCGCAGTGGTTATCCATGCGCCACCCAGAACGGAGCAAGGTCATTGTCAAAGAACCGCCGCCATTACCGGACGATCTATTTGACGATGATGATACATTTGCGGAACTGCAAAGGTTGTTTATAGCGGCGTATATGCACAGTGTTAATCAGATGGATGTGAGTTCACTGTTCAATATCGACTATTCAATATTCAACGAGCAGGCACTGGCATGGGCGCATAAGAACACGCTGGAATTAATCGATGGCATTGATGACACAACCAGGAAAACGATCATCGCCGCCATTGAAGCGTTTATCGAAACACCAGGCATGACAATCGGTGATGTGGTAAACGCATTGCCATTCGACACGGGTCGAGCGTTTATGATCGCCAGAACAGAAATAACCAGAACATATAGCCAGGCAGAAATAGCAGCAGGTCTCGCGGCGAAAAAACAATTTCCTGATGTGAGAGTTACAAAGACATGGCTGGCGGCTCTAAATGAAAGAACTTGTTCTATATGTGGCGCGCTGCATACGGTCGAGGTTGATATTGACGAGCAGTTTGACGGCGGATATGATGGGCCACCAGCACACCCGAACTGTGCATGCAGTCTATCTGTGAGGACACGGATATGAGCAAGATAGAAATTGACGTCAAGGGCGCGGACATACTGGCAGCCAATTTAGATAAATTCAGTAATGAGATAAAGTTTACTATGGAAGCAGCGGGACAGGAAGCGGCAACTGAAATCATGGACACTGAGGGATTGAAGCGATACCCACCGTCAACTGCTGCCAATGCGCCGCCCACACCGTATTATATTCGCGGAACTGGTACACAGTTAAAGAGCCGCAATCTGGGAAATTCAGAGGATTACAAAAATCAATTCTATGCCAAACACACAACGGCAGGAACGCTGATTGGCAACCGTGCATCATACGCAAAATATCTTGCAGACGAAAAAGAACAGGCAACTCACATGGCGCGGATTGGATGGCGCAAGCTGATTGATGTTGCGATGGAGAAGTTGGGCGTGATTACCACGATATTCAATAAGTGGGTGGATTACACAATCAGGAAACTGGGGCTGTGATGGATAGTAAAACCACAGAAGAATTTTTAAAGGTAGTCAGGCAGGCGCTATTGATGATTGTGCGCTGGATCGAGAACCGTTATAATATGAATAGTAAATAGAGAGGTATTGAATAAATTAAATGATATAATATAAACAAGTCAGCAATCCCCGCGTGGGCTTGCATTAATTAGAACAGTCAGATTGCCCGTTCTACTCGAAAGAGAGAGCGGGTTTTTTGTTGCCCGCCTCCAAAAGAGCGCGGGCTTTTTTTGTTTAACACGAGGTGACTATGGATGAAGAAAAAGAAATAATCGAAGAATCAAAATCCATCAAGGCTATTGGCGATTGCGAAATCGAGATACTTGGTATTCCATTTGGCGATCCAAACAACAAGGACTCAGACGGCGAATATTTTACTAAGGGGACGAATCTCCACCTGGATAAATTCCCTTCACCCCTGCTTGTTTATCAGCATGGTTATGAAAAGGGGATAGATGGAAGGCCGCACCCAATCAAAGACCCGCCCATTGTTGGGGATCTTAAATACGACAGGGTAGATGAAAAAGGTCACTGGTGGAGAGGAACGCTAAATCAAGCCACTGAATACTTTACTCAATTATTTGAAGCTGCCAAGTCTGGACTATTGAGAGCATCCAGTCAGGCAATAACTTCACTCGTACGCAAGAACCCAGACGGACAGATCACAAACTGGCCGCTGGTTGAAATCAGTTTATT